AATAATACTTTATATAAAATAAAATTAGATGCTAATACCCCGTATTTTTCCAACACAGCTTTAGGTAAAAAAACTTCACGTTCAATAGGCCTGTATACTGCTATATTTTTATTTACTAATTGTAAAAAATCCTTATCGCTAGAAACTATAAATACCCTAGAATTATAATCTGTAGATAATTTAAAAGACAAATGTGCTATAATATCATCTGCTTCTAATTTATTAAGTGATATAGTTTTAACAGGTAGACATTGTACATAGTGAATTAAACGGGTAATTTGATCTACTTTAGATTGATTTTCTTCTTCTAAATTATCAAATACTTCCCAATTAGTAATACGAGTTATATTGCGATTTTCTTTATATTCGGGGAGTAGGTTTCTACGATTAACTGTAGAACCTACTCCATCGAATATCACATAAACCGAGATTGGACTAATATAATTTATTAGTGAGCCTAGTGAACGTAGAAAACCACCTAAACCACCTACGTGCACACCTTCGTCATTGATGAACTTTAACATGGCAAAGTTTCTAAAAAATAGATTTAGCCCATCAATCAAAAGCACTCTATCGTGCTTATTTAAGGATTCTGTCTCACCCCCTTCAACTACATTGTCAAGGAGTTGTAATAAATCTTTCTTTTCCATATTAATCCGGCTCGTTTATATACTCAGTGGTATCTATAAATGTATCATTTTCTTCAATGATATCAAAGTCTAGTCCACCAAGTATCGCACTCCATTCTTTGGCGTGTGAGTCTTTGTATGACTTAATTTCCTTCTCACTATCATTAATAAACCCGTGAGGGGTCATAATTATATTACCTCTTGTAGTAATACCATTAATGTGGTTTTTATCAATTTGGATTTTAGTACGTTTAGCAAATTCAACTTGCTTACCATCCTTAATAGCCTTAATTTTGCTAGTTCCAGCGTTAGCTACATTACCAAATGTAATAACAAACGTTGCATCAAACCACATCGCAAAACCACCTTTATTCATAAGTTTAGGTTGACTCATTGGGGTTTCTGCTTTAGCTGTCCAAACCTTATTAATACACACTAAAGTATTAGTATATGGGTAACTTTCTTTACGAGACAATGTAATACGTTGGTTTACATTATTACCAAATTGAGTTGACATAGCACCTGCATTCCATTCGTTGTTGTTTTTATTAGAACGAACTGATAATTCGCAAGGTACAGAACCAATAGAATCCCATAGGAACATCAAATCATAAGGTAAATTACCTTTCTTCTGCTCGTCTAGTAAATCCAAAATAAAAGCAGCTACATCCTCAATAGTATGTATTGTTTCTCTATCGGCATAAATGAAAAATCCATTATAGTCTGTAACTTCACCTGTCTCTTCATCTACAACTTGATTAACCTCAAGTCCCATTTGTTGAACGTGTTCCCAAGACCATTTCATCTCGGTAGTAATAAATACAGGTAATACTCCTGCCTTTTGAGCATTAACAGCAGCTTCAATTAGCGCTGTGGTTTTACCTGTATCGCTGTGCCCGCGAAGCAACACAATGTGTCCGGTAGGGATACCGGGCACAGAGGTTACTTCTTGGAACGCAGGAGAAAGCGGAACCCACTTTTGGGGTTTGAACTTAACATTACCTGATAAGCCCTTTTTATCCTTGAATTTATCAAGATTAAAATTTGATTTTAGCTCAGCAGATACTGCCTCGGCTAAAGATTCATCGCGCTTTCTAGCCATGATTAAAAGGGCATATCGTTGTCACTCTCTTCGTCAAAAATATCGTTAAATTTATCCAATTTAGATTGTTTGACGTTGTTAGTAGACGTGTTTAGTGAATAGTTAGTTTTAGGAGCTTCTTCAGTCACCTTTTCTTCATCAACGATCTCGTCTTCACTTGGATTCAACCAATTTTGAAGCGCAGCTTTCATTTCGTCAAACGAAAAAGGCTTGAACATATCTTTTGGATTAGGTTGGGTTTCCAACCAAGTTTTCACTTGATCACCTGATCCTAGTTGACTATTCTTCATCGAAGGACTAAGTGTGGTACGATTGTACTTGGTTCCAGTAGATTCAGGACCTACAGTTACCAATTTAATATCGCGACCTTCATTAATGTCGGTATAGTCACCTACTTCTTCGTCAACAGCAAGTTGCAAGAACGCTTCATAAGTTTCCTTACCAAATTGCCACAAACGAACTCCTTTATCCTCTTCACCTCTAACGATTACAGGAGCAAAGTAACGAGCCTTAGGTTCAATTTTTTTAGCCAAGCGCCAATTTTCCCTGTCGCTAGTCTTTCTCAATTGAGCCGCAAACTCTACAATGGGATCCTTTTCGCCCCAGTTAATAGGCGATACCATAACAGGTTTACCAATGTCGTAGTGAAAGAAAATCTCACTAAACGGCATTGCGGGGTTGTGCTTAGAGGGTACAATGCGTACTGTTTGTTTACCTATAGTAGGTTTCCAAAACGCCGCTTTACGCTCCTCACCAGACTGTCTAGTACTGGTTTTTTGCATCTCGTTGAGACGCGATTTGATTGCGTTTAAATCCATAACATTTTTAAATTTAATTGGTTAATGATTGAATATAATAACTAATTTTGGCTAAGCCAAATTATAGTTCAACAATTTCGTAAATCTTTGTCTTCAATTGTTTCAATTCATTTTGCTGGGTTAACAAAATTGTATTTTTATAGTGTTGCCAATTTATTCTATAATTGATATCAACAACTCCCCCGTTCAAACCCTTAATTAACTCATTCAAAGCATTAATCGTATATAATGTATTCGAATCTTTCTTCCTGTGTACCAATATTGTATTAGCAGGAATGTGACTCACATTACCTTGCTCAGTGTTGTACGTTAAAACGTACTCGTTGCTATCCTTTACCTCCAATATAAATATCTTATTGTACATTATTGTGTACATATGGGATATAGACCTCACCAAATCCTCTAATTGATCGGGAGTAGTAAAAGTACAAAACAGTTTATTGTTCAAATCAGTATAGTTTACGGAGTCATCCGCGCTATACATATCGTAGGGTATGTTAAAAGTCATAATTTTTTCCATTTTTTACCTTAAAACGCAAATTGTTCAAATTGAAAATATGCTTTATTTGGTCAAGGATATCCTTTTCATTACTATCCCAATCAAACAAAAATGCATCGTAGGTGTACATAACTAATTTTGTATTTTTTCCTTTTAAGAGTTTAAATATATGCCATAATATACGAACGTTATTTGCAGTTTCCAAATTTTGTAGCACATAATTAAACAATTTTTGCGGATTCATGTTATCCAACTTGTCCTTTTTAAAACAATAACCCGAAATTGGCACAATAACTTGCCCGGCGTTATTGAACTCTTCCCAGTTATCGTAAGTGTATTTCTTAACTTTTCTAAAAAATTCAATATTTTCGTACTCTTTTTGTACTCCACCGTACAATTGTCGAAACGTAGCTTCCTTTGCTTGCGCCTCGCTAATGCCCATTTCTTGTCCGATTGAAGCGTAAAAATTAGAAAAATCAATCGAATCACAATCAACGAGCCTACTAGCTAAAGTGGGGTGGTAAGCGGAAATATCAAATTCAACAAGCTCTGTGTTGCGAGAGATAAAAGCACTGCGGCAACCATTTTCCTTATTGAGCGCAGCGTAGTTAATGCCGTTAAATGTATTGGAAGGACGCGTAGTTAATGTCTTAAAATTGTATTGAGTGTAAACCACATCGGTTTGTATGTCTTGATTAAACAGTTGGTTATAAGCGATATTATCCACAAATAAACCGGATTGTTCTATACCATAAAATACCCACGTTGTTTCGTGGTTGTAAAATTCATTTATGGGCTGTCCTATTAAGTATTCTAATTCTTCAAATAGCGCCTCGCAGTACTCGTAGTGTTTAACTATCGGTACGAGTGTGTTTATGTCGTGTTTGGTTGGGTATTTTTGGTATAGAAATTCGTGGGCGGGCGTGAATTGTATATACGTAGGATTGTGGAGTGTGATGTCATACGCCTGCTTTAATGGAAAGTAATGTAAAAATTCCTTTTTGTCTTTTACATATATTTTTTTTGCATTTTTTATTA